GGCTTTGACGGTGGGGGCGACAGTCGGCAGGGCAGTGGAGTTTGCCAGAACCGTTGCATCAGGTTTGACTCTCGCCTCGACTATATCGAGAGCCGTTGAGTTCGCAAGAACCAGCGCGTCTAGCGTGACGGCGGCGGTTACAATAGTGAAAGCATGGGGAAGAACCATAACGACATCTTGTAGCCTTACCCTGGCAACGACAGTTGGGAAGGCTGTGGCATGGGCGAGATCAACGAATCCCGGTCTTACTCTGACTGGTGTTATTACCCGGGCGCTAGCGTGGGCAAGAGACACAGTTTCTAGCTTAACTGTATCGTCTCCTGTAACCGTCCCGACGGCGATTGCGATTACTCAGACACAAACTTCCCTCGGCTCCTCAGTTGTCACCTTGCAGGGTAAAATCTCCGACGATGGAGGGCTTTCATGTGAGGCTAGATTCAGATATCGAGAGATGACTGATTATGGGGAAAGCTGGGCTGATTTAGGGGTAATTACAAGTAGTGATATATTTTCTATGGCTTATTTAGGCAGGGGTATTACTGTCTTAGTGGATTCGAGTGGGCATGTTTTCCGCTCTATAGATTACGGCGCTAATTGGTCTGACTTGGGAACAATAGCTTCTAATTGGGTATGGGCTATGGCTTATTTGGACGATGGCATAGTTGTTATGGGAGATGGGGACTATCATGTCTACCGCTCAACTAATTATGGACTTAACTGGATTGACTTAGGGGTAATTGCTTCTGACTGGATTGGGGTTATAGCCTATTTAGGTGGTGGGATTGCTACGCTGGGAGAGGCAGCCAAGCACGTCTATCGCTCGACTGATTATGGGGAAAGTTGGAATGACCTTGGAGTAATAGCCTCTCATTCTATAGCTGCTATGGCTTATTTAGGCGGTGGTATTGTTGTACTAGGGGATGATGCCAAGCATGTCTACCGCTCAACTAATTATGGAGAAGATTGGTCTGACTTGGGAGAGATAGCCTCTAGCGATATTGAAGTCATAAATTATCTAGGTAATGGTATAGCTATCCTGGGGGATTCTGCCTACCATGTTTACCGCTCAACTAATTATGGAGAAGATTGGTCTGACTTGGGAGAGATAGCCTCTGGGCGAGTTTGGTGCATGGGGTATCTAGGTAATGGTATAGCTATCCTGGGGGATTCTGGCAAGCATGTCTACCGCTCAACTAATTATGGGCTTAATTGGACTGACTTAGGGGTAGTTACCTCCGATGAGATTAAAGCTATAGCCTATTTAGATGGTGGGATTGCCATACTAGGAGATAGAGATAATCATGTCTTTCGGTCCACATCAGCCTATGAATGGGTAACAACCGAATGGCAAAATACTCTCCGAACTGATGACACATTCTCCGAAGGAATAACAGGGCTTACCCCTGATACCAAATACGACTTCCAGGCTCAAGCCAAGAATGATGTCGGTGAGGGAGACTGGTCTCCAAGTGGCTGTTTTGAGATGGGGAGCAATAATGATATAAGCACAAGCCCTAGTCTTACGGTTGCTACTACAGTATCCAGGGCACTTGCTGCTGATAGGACGGTATCAACAAGCCTTTCTCTCGGTGCGACCATATCGAGAGCCGTTGAGTTTGCTAGAACCAGCGCGTCTAGCGTGACGGCGGCTGTAACGATAGTAAAAGGATGGGGAAGAACGATAACAACCGCTTCGAGCTTGACCTTAACAGCAACGATTAGTAGGGCGGTAGAATGGGCGAGGGCTACAGCTTCGGGTCTTACCTTAACCTCTGTCATAACAAGGTCGCGTCCTTTTACAATAGTGACCGCCTCGGCTCTCAGCGCAGCCGCGACAATTAGTAGGGCTGTGGAATTTACCAGGACAACGGCTTCTAGCCTTACGTTGACGGCTGTTATCTCAAGGGCGGTGGAGTTTGCCAGGACTTCGGCCTCAAGTATCACGGCGGCTGTGACCATAGTTAAATCATACGGCTGGACGATTATAAGCTCTATGGGCCTCACGGCAGCAACGACAATCGCGAGAGCAGTAGAATGGGGGAGGACGACTGCTAGCAGTCTTACTGCGGCTGTCTCGATAGTCGTAGCAGGAGCGCAGGAGTATCTTGTGGAATTAGTTGCTGGCCTTACCGTGGCGGCCAGTGTGACGAAGGGATGGGGCAGGACGATTACAACGGCCTCGGCCTTGAGTTTGGCCTCAACGATTTCAAGGGCTGTAGCGTGGGCGAGGACGGCAGATTCTAGCCTTACTGCGGCTGTGACCATTATCAGGACATTTCCACGGACAATCGTAACGGCCTCGGCATTAGCTCTGTCTGTGAGTGTATCAAGAACGGCAAAGTGGGCTAGAACAGTGGGATCGAGTCTGACAGGGGGCGTTACGATAGCGAGGTCAATGGGGAGAACGATAACGACCTCACCCGGCCTTGCTTTAACAGTTACCATTGACAGAACGGTAGAGTGGACTAGAACAATATCTTCAGGACTTTCCGCAACTGCCAGTATTGTCAAGGGATGGGGACAGGCAATAACAACCTCCGCGGGGCTGGCTGTTGGCGTGACGATTGATAGAACAGTTGATTGGATACGAACACTCAGTCCTGGTTTGGGTTTGGGTGTTCTCATTAGTAGGGCACAAGGATACATAGCGACCATTGCTGCTAGTCTTAACGTGACAGCCTCTATAACGAGGGTTGCCGCATTTGTCAGAACAATGTCACCTGCTATGGGCTTGGGGGCCGCTATTTCGCGTCAGGCAGCATGGGCAAGGGAATCGACTGAAGAGTTAGTGTTAGGAGTTTACGTTACTGTAATCTCGGCGATTGTTGATTACTTCCGAGACGTAAACGCTGGGCTGAGTGTGGCTGTCACCATTTCAAGACAGGTAGCTTTTAATCGGACAGTGACGGTTGGGGGTAGTATAGCGGCTGCTATCAGTAGAGCCGTAGCATTTGGGATAGATGCAGCATCCGGCTTGGTTGTGGCTGTTTCGATATCAAGGACAGCAGGATGGATAAGGACTGTTACGGCCGGACTCAAATTAAAGACGGTAATCAGTATATTACAACGATGGTGCAATCCTAAGAGAATTCCCGAGGCTGCGATGGCTCTCAAGGCTGTGGTTCAGTCTCGTTTACCCTGGTGCAAAATGGAGGACAAATGACTGATCTGGAAAAGATACGGCTTAGAATCAACGATAAGACAGAACCCTATCATTTCTCTGACACTGAATTGCAATCCTTTTTGACCGACGAAGGGACAGTAGGGCTAGCCTCGGCTGCTGCGGCGGAAGCTTGGGCTGCGGCCTATGCGCCCAATGCTGCCAGTGAAACCATCGGGGGGTATGCTTACACTCAAAAGGTGGTTGACAACCTTCTAGCCCTCGCTAAGAGGCTCAGGGATGCCGAAGCGAATGAACCGATAATGGAATGGGCCGAGCCTGACTTGATGGGAGTCGAGGAGGATGCAGATTGAGCTTTACATCTCTTTTGATAAACGAGTGCGATATTAAGAGGTTCACGGATACCGGCGCCGATGATTACGGCCAGCCTACTAAGGTATGGGAGACGCTTGTTGGGGGAATAGCGTGTCGTCATGTCTCAGGGAAGGGAACAGAGATCAAAGTCGGACAGGAGGTTGTCTTGGTTTACGATGAACTCTTTATAGGAGACGTGGACGTAACGGAACAGGATAGGATTGTGGTTGACGATTTGACTTATGAAGTCCTTTCAGTAGTCACCCGACAGGACGGGATAAGTAATCACCACAAGCATCTATATTTGGAGATTGTCAAATGAAAATGACCAGCTCGATTGCATTAAATCTTGACGTTCCCCGGGTAACTAGAGAAGTGGAGAACGCTAATAAACAGGCCATGCGGGACACTGTGGTAGCAGTTACCCATGAGGCTGTGCATCAATCTCCCTGGCTGACAGGAAATAATCGGAGATCAATAGCTGGTGAAGTCTCAGGGATGGGAAGCGTAGCTACGGGCGGAGAAGGCAGAGCCGAAAGATTGGTTGACGATTCAAAGATAGAAGGCGCGGTTTATTCAACGTCAGGATATGGGGGGTTTCTGGAAACAGGAACCTCCAAAATGCCAGCGCGACCTTATATCAAACCCGCGATGGACAAGAATTTCACGATAGCTAACTACACTAAACTGGTAAAGGAGAATCTTGAATGAGCTTGCCGGATAGCAACACCATAATCAGAACCTATTTACTAACCCAGGACGTGGCCGATTTGGTCACGAATAGAATCTATTGCCCTCGGGCGCCGGAGAACGCCGACGTGCCGAATATAACATTCTTCACTCGCGGGGGGCGAACCTCTCCGTATATCCCTGATATGCCGATTCCTTCAACACAGATAGATTGCTGGGCTGATGATCCTGTGGAAGCGAGGACGATTTACAGAAGTCTATACGATGCCTTACAGGGTATTCAGAACGTAGCTGTAACCGTTGATAGCACGACTTATTATGTAGTCTCAGCGATAGAGGAGGGGCATGGCCAGGATTTAGTTGATATTGATATCCCGGGAAGATTCCGGGTTTTATCCTTTTGGGAAATAATTGTCAGATAGGAGGGACAAATGGCAAAGACAATAGCAAATGTATTAGTAGGGGAGGCGACGCTGTATGTGAGGCAGCCTAATGATGCCCTGGCTGTATGGTCAACCGATCATGCTTACGCGGGGTCATACGCGGCTAAACTCTACAAGGGGGGTTCTGGTAATGCGGGGAGTACGCACCTTCAGATCACTCCCCCAACAGGGGAGACGCTAGCGAACTGGACAATAGGGGCTGCGGCTAGTGAGTACACATGGTATTACTACCTAGAAGCGACGACTGCTAATTGGGTCCAGGCAGAGTTCCGGTTCGAGGATCCGACAGCAGGAAGCGAGGGATGGGTTGAGATCACCTGCGCTCCTCACCAGAACCATCTAGGAACGGCGGGATGGTTACAATACGATCTAGCCTCTGACCCGGTTGTAGGATTCGGGGGATGGGGAGAAGACGGAATAGGAGACGCCTTCTCCGATTGGGACCTCGGGGATACTGTTAGCTCAGTCGAGGGAACTATTAACGGTCTAGGAACGGTTGATAATTGCAGCGATTGGGTATTGACTCGCGTAAGGTTTGAACTCTGGGAAGCCACACCTGAGAGATCGGCTTGGATTGACTCGGTTGTATTGAACAACGTAGCTTACACAATCGAACCAGGCGGAACGGCTCCGGCGATTTCCTTATCAAGTGCCTTCACCGAAGTCGGATATACCGAGGACGGCGTTTCGATGGAATATGCCGCAGAACAAGCAGACGTGAAAGTACATGAGGAGACTTTCCCGATAGATGTCGCTTTAATAGGGGAATCTTTAAGCGTCACCTGTAACATGGCCGAGGCTTCGTTGACGAATCTTAACAACGCTATGGCCGGTGCTGCTCTATCAGGGTCCATAATCACTATCGGGGATGGCACGAACAAGACGATGAACCTCAAGATCGAGGGGACGAACCCTGCCGGTTATTTGAGAGCCATCCACATTCCGAAGGCTTCTGCTGGCGGGACTGTTGGATTCAGCTACAAGAAGGGCGAGAAGACAATCGTTCCTGTGACGTTTAAAGCCCTGAAGGGTGATGAGGACGTTTGCACGATAATTGACAACGCTGCATAAGGAGGATTATGAGGCCTGAAGACCAGATCATAAGCCAGGAGCCGATCAAGGTTTCCTTCGGGGGGAAGGAATACGAGATAAAACCCCTTGTCATCAAGGAATCCCGGGAATGGCGAAGGAAGTTTGCCGAGATACTAGGAAC